AGCAGCCGCGCCCCCGTTCGGGGTATCATGCAGCTTCTTCCAGGTGGCATACGCCTGGCCGAATGCTTCGTTGTATGTCTCCCCAGCGGAGGCCCGCAGCGTTTGCTGTAGTTCTCCTGCCACGCGGGGCGACACATACGGTACTGGAGCCAGGGCGTTACGCACCAAGTACCCCAGCTTGTCTTTCTGTTGCTCCATCCCGCTCACGAACAGGTCGTCCGCTCGGGTGGCGCTGATTCCCATGTCAGAGTAGGACCGAGACCCATAGCCAGCCGAGAAGGCGCTTGTGGCCGCAGCCTCATTCACCGCTCGTTGGCGCTGTTTGTCCAGCCCCTGCTCCTGCCGCCGATAGATGGCGACGATGTTGTTTTCCACGGCCTGCTTCACGTCCAGGACATCCTCGTCAATGCCGGTGGCCTTGCGGAATGCCTGGTTGATCGTGCGTATGGACGCGGCAATCTCCTTGGGCTGCATAGTGCCCAGACGGGCCGCAGCTTCCAGCTTGCCCAGGTCCTCCGCCAGGTATTCGCGGACATAGGCGGCCTTGGCCCGCTGCTCGTACCGGAACACGGTGTCGTCCAGGGACTTCTGCTGCTCCGGGGTGAAGAATCGCCGGATGCCAGAGGCTTCCAACTGCCGAACGGCGTGGAAGTTACCATCCTGGGCGGCCTTGTTGTAGAAGGCCAGCAGGTTCTTCTTGTACGCCTCGTCATCCTGCCCGTCCAGCGGGGCCAGGGAGGCCAGGAACTTGGCGTTCTCGACCTTCATGTCCTCGTCGGTCAGGGTTCCCTGTGCATACCCCAGGCCCATGGCCTGAAGTCGCTGGGCACCCGGCATCCAGGCCTCGAACTGGGCGTCCCTGGTCTGCTCCTGGAGGTACATGTAGTGCTCCTTCGCATGTTGCTTGAGGAACACCGGCAGTTGCTGGGAGGCGTACTGCTTCATCATGATGTCCGTGGCCGGATCACCCGTGAAGTTCTGCTCCAGCATCTGGATATACTGCTGCGTCACCTGGTCCGTGCTGTACTTGCGCAGGTCAGGCATAGCTGTGGTGGCCTGGGCCAGACTTTGGTCAATCCCCCGCTGGGCGGTGTAGGCCCGCGCCCCGTCCACCAGACTGGAGTCACCGAAAATCTTGGTGTACCAGGGCTGCTCGTCCTTGATTTCCTGGATGGATTGCCCGGCAGCAGCTTTCTTGACCCCCTCCCAGTACGCGGCGTTCTGCTCCTGCTCAATCTTGGGCTGGATAACCTGCCCCGCGAACTTCAGCAGGGCACTCAGGTCATCCCCACCCACGGTGCGCAGGGCCGCAGCATCACCACGGATGGCCGGGGGCGGGGGCATCTCGCCACGGCGGTATCCAATCCGCACCGGGGCACCCTGGCGGGCACCCTGGGCTACGGAGATCGGTTTTCCGACCTCGAAAGAGAAGGTGGCCGGGCCACCCTGCCGCTCCGGGGCACCCGTGGGTTGAGTTGGCGCACGTTCGGCCATGGTTTCTCCTTACAGTCTGATGGCGAAGGTCTGCGCAGGCTCATAGCCTGCACCGTAGGTAACGGGGGCAGACCCGCCACCGCCGCCGAATAATTGAGTTATGGATGTCCCCATGTTGGAGAAGTCCATTTTCTGCAAGAACGGCAGGGCCGCCGACGCCATACCCAGGAAGCTGGACAGCCCGCCAGGCTCCGCAGGCTTCATCCGCACGGGGGTCTGGGGCTGAAAGTAGTTCTGGGTGCCCTCGTCCAGGGAGTAATCCCACTGGTCGTATGCGCTCTGCATGACACCGGCCCGCTGGATCATCTGGTCGTAGGTGGCATACCCTTGCTGCTTGTCAATCTCCTGCTCCACGATGGCGTTGCGCAGCCGCATAGTGCCGTTCAGCATCTGCACCATGCTGCCGCCCACCCCCGCCGTGGCCGCAGCAGCCGTCACGGCCCCCGCTTCCTCGGCGGCCTGGATGCGCCGCTGCAAGCTGCCGGTCGTGGCCTGGTCCATGGTGCGACCAAGGTTCTGGCCGAGGGCGTTGTACTGCTCACCAGCCGCCTCAATGAGCCGCTGATTGGAGACCGACCTCATGTGATTGGACAGCGAGGCACCCTGCCGGGCGACCTCGTTCCCGGCCTTGCGCATGATTTCCTGCGCATCCCGGTTGCCCTCGTCAATGATCTTGTTGACCTCGTACTCAGCCTTTTGGCGGCGATAGGCTAAATCCTGAGCATTGGCCTGCCCTAGAAGGCTCAGGCCCATACCGGCTAATGCCCACCACTCCATAGGTCCTCCTTACACCCTGCGGGCGTTGTAGAATAGTTGTCCTGACCACTCGATAGCCGTGATGGTCAATGGGAGCCAAGACTTGGCCCGGAGCCGCCAGGAGAACTCCCGGATTTCCCGGCCCATAGGGACAGGCACGGGGCTGGTGGTGATCGGCTGAATGCCAACCTCGGAAGTCAAGCGGCCCAGGGTGCGTCCGGACCAATCCACCACACGATACTCGCCGCGTGATGCCGTAGTCAGGAACGCCTCCACGCCCCCGGAATCCACAAGCTGCACAGTGGCCTTCTGGATCGTCAGGCGCCCGTTGATGATGGCCTTGTCGTTCTTGTCTCGAATGAACGGGTTGGTGGGGATGACGTAGGTCCACGGTGAACTGTCCACCCCCACCCAGATATTGCCCGTCTCGTCCGGGAACTCGTCCACCAGATTCGTCAGCATCGCGGCAGTGGTGCCCATGAACTGGCGGCGCCCACCCTTGCCCACTGCCCCGTAGGATTCCTCCACGGCGGGCAGGTAGCTGGGCCGCAGCCAGCCCTGATCCAGGGCATAATTCGTCCAGTCACGCAGGCTGTCCAGGTATGGACGATCCGACAACTCGGTCTCCAGGGTGAACTTGTCCGCCACCAGATACCAGCAGTCCGTGCCATCAGAGGCGCGGGTGCCCTTGCGCAGCGTCACCACCACCAGGCCCCCACTGGAGTAGGTCATGGCGACCACGCTCCCCAGGATGGGGTTCCACATCCACTTGTTCCAGGCGTCAAACAGGCGCTGCCCGCCGTCCGCTGAGTCCAGGTAGGTGTAGGTGTAGATGGTCTGCCGGTTGCCCGTCGTCCGCAGGAACAGGGTGTTGGGGGCCATGACCGGCAGAATCTGCACGGGTCGCCCCTCCAGGTAGGTGTCAAGCTGCTTGGCAATCTCGTAGGTTTCCGGGGCCTCGGCCACTAGGCCAGTCTGAATCTGGTGCATACTGGTGGATTGCCCGTGGCTCTTGGCGTAGAACACGAAGTTCCCCGAGGCTACGGGGTTGGCCTCTGTCGCGTCCTCGTAGGAGGACATGACCACGATGCCTGCCGTCTTGGGAGTGATGGCATTGCGCCCGTTGATGATGTACTGCTTGCGGCGACCGAACAGGACCAGGCTCCGGTCATACGGAACCCCGGCACTGATGATGTCATCCTCGGCACCCAGCGCGAACATTTCCACCGGGTCATCATCCTCAACCGTCAAGACGCTGGAGCGATACCAGTTCAGGTAGTCCCCCGGCTTGGATAGGTACAGGACGCTGCCAGAAGCAATCAGGAGACGGTCCTGTACCATGCCCATGTAGGTGATCCACTTGCCGAACATGAAGGGCACCGGAGTCGTGATGGTGTCCCCCACGCTGCTCGTGGAGAACCCCGGAGTTTCCACCGAACTGATGGTAGTCAGTTCGTCAGCCGAGTTGGCAAGGTAGAACGTATCGTCCTCGACGGTCGCAAATGCGAACACGTCCTTGGGCTGTTGCTCCACCCCTGCCGCCTCCACCCAAGTAACCTCTGCGAAGCCCGTCTCACCCGCAATGCGGGCCTGGGCCTTCATGTAGTAGGCATCCTCGGCATTGGCCTTCTTCGGGCGCACCCGCACCACCTTGCCCACGTAGTGCATGGCGGACAGCCGGGCGACCTCGGGCACTTCCATGCCAACGGCCCAGGCGGCGCTGCCGTCCCCTCCGTCATCCACGATGATGTCCCGCAGCAGGGGCTGACCCTCGGGGATGCTGATGGCGATGTGTGGGGAGGAGCCAGACTGGCTGTAATCCACCTTGGTAGGGTAGCCGGTGTCGGCATCCCGTAGGGCCTGCATCAGTTCGGTGGTGATGTTCTGTGGCTGGACCGCAGCAGAGGCAGTTCCAATCCACTGGGTCACCGCTGTTTGATACGCGGATTGCCTGTCCGTGACCTTCTTGCTGTAGTCAGGGTCGGAACTGGGGATATCACTGGTGTCCAGTACGCCCGGATACGCAGAGGCCGGGGTGGTGTAGGATGCCGTGACCGTGCGGTCCTCGAATTGGGCCGTCACCTTGTAGGTCCGACTGTAGGCCCCGGTGCGAATCCACACGGCACCAATACGCCGGTTGGCGTCACTGTCCCACACCTTGGTTTCCGTGTAGGTCGGGATGAAGCTGGTCGGGGCCAGGTAGACGAACCGGCCCACGTTGACCACTGCCCCAACGCCCTGTGCCTCGACAGCCGACAGCAGGGGACCCTCAGCATCCCCGCCCACGACGGGCACGAAGGAGTGCTTGTCCTTGTCGTAGACGATCAGGGCCGGAGCAGTGCTGCCAGCAGGCTTCGCCTTGGTGCGGTACATCAGGGAGAACTCACGGGGGCCCACGAAGAAGGTGTACTCCTTGTAGTCCTGCGTGTCCAGGAGGGTGGCGGCCTGCTCGGCGCTGCTCCCCAGGTCCCCCAGGACCAGTTCGTCCTGGAGGACAGACCCGTGACGGCGACACAAGCCTCGCACGGGATCGGAAATGAGGTTGATCTGCTCGAAGTGCTGCCCAGGCCTGCGGTCCTGCGGGACCTGCTGGGAGACTCCCAGGATCACACTGGGGTAAGAACCGCTGACCTTAGCCATCTATCGTGTCCGTCCGAAGTAAGGGAGCCGGGATGATCCCAGCGGGGAAACGGCAGCAATCTTGGCCGCCGCCGAGGGGGAGTAGAGGAAGTTGGCCCGCACCTGGCGAGTATGCTCCGCCTTGAGGGTCTGCCAGGAGGCGTTCTGGTCCACCTTCAGTTCCTCCAGCTTCTGCTTGTCGCCGTCGTAGTTCATCTGGAACCGCAGCACCGCCGTGATGCCGATGGCATCCTGGGCCGTGGGGGGCAGGTCCTCGAAGGGAACCTCCCGGATGACCTTGAGGTACACCGGGTTCTCGGTAATCTCATAGGTGCCGTTGGTGAGGTCGTACAGGCGGCGGCCTCGCAGGGTGTATTCGTACCGACAGGCAGGTGTGCCCGTCTGGCCCCGCAGCCCTTCGGCTGTTAGGATGTCGTTCGGGACGTAGATGAACCCTGATTCAGGGTCCGGCACAAGGCGCATGGTCTCGGTGTTGAACCACCAGCCTGCACCTTGGACCTTCTTGTTGGTTGAGTGGACGTAGCGGACACCCGCAGCAACATACGGGTGGTCCTCGTCAAGCTGGTTCAACGGGGCTTCCCCCATCGTCGCCAGCATGTCATTCACGCAATCGAGAATGGTTGTCAATTGGAAGTCCTCCACAAGGGTTTCTTTCGCCCACGCGCACATGGACGCAAAAAACCCGCCTTCCCGTGTAGGGAAAGCGGGCGGAGATAGCCTGGCCGTGCCTTGGCAGAGGGCCGGGGCGTATTACGCCTGGACGATGACGCCCGCGAATTCGGGGCGGTTCGGAGTCGCGGCGAAGGACAGATGGCTGTCCACGTAATGCGACTTGGAAACCTTGTCGTAGAACACGTCCGAGGTCAGCGGGATCGTCTCGCCCGCCAGGATGGCACGCGGGCTGAAGGCCAGGGCCACCACGTTGGTGAAGTCACCGTTGTAGGCGTTGTTGTTGCGGGTGTTGGACAGCTCGTGCGCCGTGATGTTCTTGCCCGCAGGGAAGTTGTTAGTGCGCACCACCGGCACACCGAACGCCTTGAAGATGAAGCCATCTTGCTTGGTGCCGTCGGCGGTGACGTACTGGCCGTTGATGATCTGCTCGGCCTGCATCAGGGTGTAGAAGTCCGTGGGGCGGAACACCAGGACGATACCGTCAGCAGACGGGTCCACATCCTTTTCTTCCATCTTGGCGAACATCGACGCCAGGGCGGCGTAGATCGCAGCCGGGTCCGAACGGTCGGCGGTGGCGATGGTTTGCTGGGTGCCCCCCTTGTGGCC